CGACCAATAGACTGGAGATTCCGTATTCTAGATTTGGATGGAGAAGCAAAAATAACATTGTGCAGATTCTTAATGTTGATACCTGTACTGAATGTTCCGTATGAAGCGACAATAATCGCGTTGTTTTCTTGCTCTGTAATCTCCCTTACTTTTTCTCTATCTTCAGTAGCGACTCCCCCATGTACAAAAAATACATGCCTGTCATCTACCCTATTGTTATTTATTAAATCGTAAAGTGGTTGACCGTGCCCTTCTACCCTTGAAAAAAGAATAAGAGTATTACCTTTTAAATCAAGTGCTAGATTTCTAATAAATCTGTTACGTTTTTCGTGTCCTATGATATACTGGACTTCATCTTCAAAAGTTTCAAACTTATGAGCAGGGTGTTTCAATAGAAGAACATTAATATCCAGTTTTGCAACGTGACCCTTCTTCATCAGTTCTTCTGTTCTGATGATTTTATAAGATGGACCAAATAAACCTTCCAGAACCCACTTATGAGTTTGAGTTCCGTCTAATGTTCCAGTAAACCCATAACGATATTTTGCATCTCCAAGTTTTGTCATTATAGATATTAATGACTTGGATTTAAACTGGTGCGCCTCATCCCCAATAACTACGTTAAATCTAGCAAAATATTTTCGGGGGAGTTTGTAGATCGACTGCCAGGTAGTAATGATAACTTGGGAATCAGTTTCCCGTTCTCTACCAGCGTAAATCTTGTGGCAATATGAACCTACGTCCCAACCATAGTCTGCAAAATCTTTATACATCTGCTCTACTAAAGAAGTCGTCGGAACAACTATCAGAGTATTTTGTCCGCGCTCAACATGATATCTCACAAGAGAGTATATCATCAGAGACTTTCCAGAGGCAGTTGGGCTTATCAACAACCTTCTATTATGTCTTAGAGCGTCGTATACCCCTTCAATTTGGTAATCTCTAGGGGCATACTTACTAACAGCAGTCATATAGTCTTTCACACCTTCCTTGGAGATCATTTCATTGACCTCAAAAGGAAGACCATAGAACTTGTTCTCCACGAACTCATAGGTGTATTCGTGGTCCTTACAGAACTGTATAACCTTGTCTAACAACCCAACGTATATCTCTCCATTTTGGGTGTTGAATAGGCGTATTTTTCCGTCCCAGTATTTGTTACGATACTGAGGCATAAACTTAGCACCTGGAACCTCAAACGTAAACTGGTCTGCCAGTTCGTAGTAGATATGTGGTTCCGCTTTAACCTGAAGAAAAACTTCGTTCTTCTTCGTTATAATCAAATGAGACATAACCCATAAGGTTCACCTATAGGTATTTATCGCACATCACATACCTTGTCTTTGTTGAGATCTCCTCTGTGCGTCCCTTAATTCTTTAGAATCTGCTTGACTTGCTGGAAGTCCTCCTCTTCTTTTTCCAGCATAACTATATCCTGGAGCATTATGTCCTGGTCTACCTAAAGAGTGTACAATATTTTTCTCTTTAGATACTGCATCTCTTATCTCAGTACCAGTTAAATTTAATTCAATACAAAATTGCTTAAAAGTTTTCATCCCTGGTAACCAAATCTTCTATTTTTCATATATTGCATGTTTTTTCCATGTAACTCTGCTTCTCTTCTCGCTGCCTCTTTTCTAGCAGCTGCAGGTGACATTCCATCGGATCTGAGTTGATCATACATTGCACCGCGATTTTCTCTTCTACGGTCAGAAACAAAATCAGGAATACCGTAATCTCTATTCTTAGGTCCAGTAGGAGCAGGAGAATCTAGAGTGAATTGATGCGTTCTCCAAGTTCCAGCGTTATCAGCTGCCATTTTAGCTTTTGCTGCTCTCACAGCAGGAGAGTTCTGAGTAGCGTAGTTTTGTTGTGCTTGCTTTGCTGCAATACCACCTAGTTCTGCACCTAATCTCAGATTGCGTGCATTTCTCTGATATTCTGCTTCTCTTCTCGCTGCTGCTACCTGCCTATTGGTAGGTCTTTCATCTTTCTTAGGAGCAGGTCTTGATGCTACAGGAGCAGGTCTTGTTGTGGGTGCTGCAGGTCTAGGAGCAGGTGCTACTGCTCTTGTTGTAGTTGCTGCAGGTTTGGCAGAATATTTAGTGTAACGGGCTCTCTCTGCGTCACTAAAGTTTCCTGCAGTGAATTTTCCAGTTGACTTATCTAATTTACCTTCTACGCCACCTTTCTTAGCAAGAACAATTGCTTCAGAATAAAATTGATTAAAAGATTTCATCTCTTCAACACTTTTATTTTTATTTATTAATATTCACTCGTCCATTTCATACTTCCATTCCAAAATAATTCTATAGAGGAAGTTTTTCAAATAATCAAGTCTTGCCTGCTCATCTGGATGACCACCTGGCCATTTATCATAATGAACTGCAACAGACTTGTAAAGAAGTCGTAAGTCTTCTATTCCAAACTGGAGTTCTATGTATGAGAGATTTTCATCAAAATCATCATCTTGATAAGTCCATTCGTCGTCGTTCATTAGAATCCTGCTTGGAACTTTTGCCACTCAATAGCGTTTTTAATTTGAAAGGTTCTATTTGCTACTGTCTTGATAATTTCTTCTAAAAACTTAAGAGTCGCATCATAGTAGCGAATCTTCATATCAATCTTATTTAACCTATCATCCGCATCTAGATACCGTTGGATAGCATCTTTCTCACGGACTTTATATGGAAAGGGTTCTTCTTCATACACAGCAGGGTCTGCTTTTCCTGTGTAAAAATTATGACGCTCAAGTTTTACTTTGTTATATTGTTCTCTTGCTTTTTCTCGCAGTAATGTAATAGTATTATAAAGTGTATAATACTTTGAATGAAGTTGCGGAATCTTCAGGGATTCATCATGTAGATTATCAGGATCGATAACAGCATCACGCTGCCACATCTCCTGAATTTTGTCAAGATCCATTAAACAGAAGAAATCAGTTGATATACAGTATACTTGAAAGATACCTGTGCTGTAAAGTAATTCACATCAGTTGATGTTGCATCAAAGTCAAGTGAACTGAGAGACACTGGGAACATATCTAAGAATTTTACCTTAGCAACCTCATTAAAGTTGCTATTTAAGATACGAAGTGTTCCATCAGCAAACTGCTCATTCATCTCTCTTTCATCAGTTTTAGATGTAGTAAGATCTTTGAACTGTTGTGCAGTTTCTGAAAAACCAAGACCAGTAATCCAATCGTGAACTATTTTATAGTTCTCCATGTTCTCATCAACCAAAAATTGGAGAGTTAAATCACCATAAGTTAATTTTTCTCCTGGAACATCAATATCTTTCAAATATGATGGTTGAGTTGCTGTTGCCAACCTAACTTCTGGAATCTTAGCAGTGTTGCAGAAAAAGTCAACCTTTGGATATTTTCCAAGATTAAACTTGAATCCAATACCAGAAAGAAAGTTTCTATTATTGAGTTGAGTTGGCCAACTGCAATTACTAGCAGCAGCTGTTGATGAACTATATGACATCAGTCTTCAGCAATGCTTACACCATTTGGGATTAGTAGAATTCCATTGCCACGGTCAATTTTTGCTGCTGCAGTAGCAGATTCTTCACTATCAAAAGACTGTCTGTTTTCATAAACATTAGTCCAATGACCATCTTCAGTCTTATACATTACCCCATCAACTGGAACACCAGAGATAATACTAATTTTTTTAATGTACCAAGCCATAATAGGTTTTATTTGTATTTAGATAAAAAAAGAGGGTCCCGAAGGACCCTCTGAAGAAGAGTATGTGAACCAATATCACATGAGGTTTGCGACCTTGACTCTTCTGTAGTAGCGGTTGGAGTTGACGGTAAGTGCGCCAGCGCCTGCTGTGGTGCCTTCTGCGAATGGGTTCGCGACGATGCCGTAGCGAGTCTTGAATCCAATCTTTGGTTGGAAGGTGTCCTGACCGACGGCACGAACCATCTGGAGGGGGACATATGGGCAGTAGAAGAGACCTGCGTCGTAAGGGGAAGAACCCTTATAACC